GATAAATCATTGAGTCGCTAGTGACTTCAATACGGAAGTTTTTAGCGGGTTCGTCTTTCAATAGCTGTAAGGCTTGGGGTACTAACTGTTGGTCTTGTGGGCTTAGTTGCATTGCACCACTAATTTTGACAATCGTATCGTCAGTAAAGTGCCTACAGATAATCTGAGCCTTAATACTTAGGAGTTCAGTAGCAAAATCTACGACTGCGTGTTGCATGGTTTTAAGTCTGCCAGCAGCGTTATTGGACTTAATAATCTGAGCACCAAGCGTTTCATTGGGGTCGGTCTGCCCACGCTGAATATCAGCAATACCCATAATCTCGTAAATCTGACCCTTGACTTGTTCCATTGCTTGATAGCACATTGTTAAAGCTTGGGCGATTGGGGTTATATCTACTAGGTCAATAGCCCCTTTCATGCCTTGTTTCTCAGCAAAAGCAGCCCAGTTCTTAACAGGTATTAAGGTATTGTTCTCACCCTCAGAGAATAGGCGGGATAAGGCAGGTTCGGCAGCGTCATAAACACCCCGTACTTTCAAGGCATTAATAAAGCCGTCTATGCGGTTTGCCAGCGTGTCTAATTGATTAGCTTGGTCTTGGTATAGAACAAAATCAGGAATCGGCTCTAGGCTATCTGTAGTCAGCGTAGCGTACATTGGCTTAGGACATGGGAAGAAACCTTCTAACTGTAATGGGTCATCCTTTTCGTCAAGAATCTCACCCATTGACTTGCTAACCCAAAAGACTTTGCCTTGTTCTTTATCCCAAATCTCATAAATACAGGCTTGATGGTGTTCAATCGCCATCTGTTTTTGTGCCCATTTATCGCTATCAGGCTTGGTGTCTAGCGGAATCTTACCGCCTAATTCTTCACCAAAGCGGTCAATCAAGGCTTGACGGCCCATATAAACTTTACGCCATATAGCCGTTACTTCTTCCCAAGTACGAGCAACAGTATGACCAAAATCACGCCAATGGACATAATCAACTGGGGCACACTCATACTCAATTCGTTCTTGCGACTCCACCAGTTCAGCGTTTTCCGTTTCTGCTTCATCGGCATCCTCTGTAATCTGTACTCCATTACCTACATCTTGACCTGCTAATCCTGAGTTTAAGTCGTTTTGCTCTGCAACAATATGTGGCTCATATCTAACCCATGCCGTACCTCTACCGCCTAAAAGTCGGTCTAAGACTGCGTTTTCCATAGCAGCACGATAGTCATGGTAATGCTCAACCTCGTACTCTAATGCCCGTTCTAGCATCATAGAAGCGACTCGACCTACTGGGTCGTTATCTCTAAACCTACGGCTTACATCAGGGCGTGGCAGTCTAGCAAAGATAGCGGGTCTAATAGTTTGAACATTTGACCAAAGGATATTAAAGCGAGCATTAGGGTTATTCCTAGTACGGCTGTCATCTCGATAACGCTTAATGATTCGGGGAACTCTTGCTTCCCATTCCCTAAATGACTTGTCATACTGGGCAATGGTGTTATACCAATCCTCGTAAGTTTTATTAAGCGTATCGTGCATACTTATTCCTAGGTAAAGTTGCCGATTGCTACTACTTCAGCACCAGCACCCGTTGTTATCTTCCAAGCACCATTAACTGATTTAGTGTTGACTTCTACAGAATAGACACCGATTGCACTATTGGCGGCTACTAATACATGGGATGTAGTGTTGTCTAACAAAGCCACAGTTCCAGTAAGTGATGTAGAAACTGTAATAATTAAACGATGTAAATAATCACCTGTTGCACCTGTTGTTCCTAATACTTGGGCGGTTTGTGATGCGGCTACATGTTCATATTTAAAACCATATTGGGCTGCGACTTCAGGCATTTTAGATTCTCCTATCTTGGGTTTTGGGGGTGGATTTCCACATTTCTTCTAGCGTTACTTCATTCTGTCCAACACTAATGCCACGCATCGGTTGATTTTGTTTAATAGTGTCTGCTTCATCTTGCCAAGCCACAGCCAACATTCTGAAAGCGTCTGAACCATGACTTGTCCAATCATGGCGAGGCTTATCTCGAAATACTTTCTTATCTTCATCGTATTCCCTTTGGTACTGACGCAAACATTCAATGCCCTCTGAACACTTCATGGCATCAAACCAAGTCCTAGCTAATGCCATCCTTGATGCTTGTATGCCGTCTTGTAATGACAGATTTGGAACAATTTTAAACGATTCTTTAGGTAATTTGTCAAAAATTTGCTCAATTATGCTCTTTCCGCCACTTGCCAAAGTTTTAGCTTTAGCGTCATGCGGTAGCCAATGTGTGCCATATTCGTATGGTCGTTCTTTAATTTGGTTAGCGTAATAGATAATTGGTTGCCCATGTGCTTCGTGGTAATCCAATACTCTAATCTCTCCATGTACGACCTGATACCACCATATAGCTGTAGCATCGTTATAGCCTAAGTCCCAAGCTGTATGCACAGGGAATAAGGTGTCGCACTCAACTTTGTCAATACGCCCTGCATCGGTCAGTAATCGCATCTCTGTGCCGTATATAGCCCCAATGATGGCAGCTTCAAAGCTACATTCAAACTCTTGTTGGTACTGGTCAATAGACATAGACTTTAAGGCATCGTCTAATTCAGCCTGTAATATTAATTTAGTTTGACTAGCCCGTAATACAGAGCTATACCATTCATTCTTGTTAATCGTGGCGTACTGGTATATGTCGTAAAAGGTATTGTGACCCTTTGGCGTACCAATAAAAGTAGCCCAACCTTGTCTGTCAGCCAATAGGGGTCGGATTACCTCGCCCCATATCTTAGGCTTCATATCTGCGTACTCGTCAAGAACTACGCCATCTAGGTATAAACCCCGCAAAGCATCAGGATTGTCTGCACCAAATAGACGAATTCTAGCCCCGTTGAATAACTCCACCCACAACTCTGAGATATTGTGCTTAACCCTAGCAGGCTCGCTAAACTGCATAAGGTAATCAAAAGCAATAGACTTAGCTTGAGCATAATACGGGGCAATGTAAGCATATCGGGCATTTTCCTTAGTTTCGGTCAAAGCTCGCCAAAGAATGTCGTTAATACAGGCTACAGTCTTACCAGCCCTTCGGTGGGCAATGATGACAGCCCATCGTTGTTGGCGGTCATGGAAGTCTAGAAATACATCTCTAGGCTTATACAGTTCAATATTGAGGTCTGTATATTCGACTACTTCTTCCATGTAACCACATATCGAATGGGTTTATCCTCGTTACCAATATGCTCAGTACGGGCTAATTTGGGTATATGGTACTCGGCCATTTTTTGCATGATGTCTAATGCTTTGTCGGGGGCTGGGGGTATAAGCCACATACCTACGCCATTTTTTACTACTTGGCGTTCAATCATAACCTCGCCATCTTTAATGGTTTCCATCAATGGAATACCCTCTGCGACCTTATATAGCCAATCTTGCATTTTTGGTGCGTTCCCCTCTACTAAGTTAGCAAAAGCCTGTCTAGCAATGGCTGTAGTCTTATTAGCAGCACCTTTTGGTCTGCCTTTACCAGCATTTCCCCTATTTTCGCCTATTATATTACTCATACTTATCCAAGTGATTGATTAAGTTAGGGTAATTCTATATTACTTTTGTTTCTTTTGTAATTGTTCTTTAATTATTTCTTTGCGGGTGGGCTTAGATTGTGCAAACTTAGCGTTGAGGTTATCAACGAGTTCTTGTGCCCAATGTGGTTCAGTAGGTTTATTTGCTTGCTTCATACACTTCCTTAGTTATTTTACCAGCTTTAAATTCTTCGTCTAATGCCATACGCAGTTGTTTTTCAAGGGATTTTGTATCAAGTTTTGGCAAGCCTTCTAATGTTGATATACGGGCCTGTCCTTTGCCTAATGAGTTATCTACTACTGCCATACGCACATTAGGATTGTCTTTGTATATGTCCATTAATTGCGGCATTACTTCTTTGCTACCAGTATGGGTACGAATATGCTCTTTTAAGGGTACTGTGCGGCCTGTACCAAACTTTTCTATTTGCCCCATAGCTCTGCTTAGTGAACCTAATCTTAAGGCTTCTACGGGGTCACGATAGGTATAAACCAAATCTACTTTGCGGCCTGACTCTAAGGCTTGGTCAATCTTTTTGCGAGCAGATTCCAATTTGTTCATGTTGGTGTCATAGACTATTTCAGCCTGTCTAGCAACATTAGGTAAAGTTTCGCCTAATGATGAAGTCTTACCTGCACCTGTGCCACCGCCAGTAAACAACACGCTTGCGTTTGGTTGGGCGGGTTGGGCCAATAAATCAGCGTAATAGCGTTTAATAAATGAACTAGCAGGTTCATGTACATTTGCTGACAATGTGCGGTTTTTTAGGTAATCTTCGCTGAGTTCTCTAGCAATGTCCGTATTTAATACTTTACCGCCTTGAGAGTCCTTAAGAGCTTTATATTGTTCTACAAGGCTTGGGTAATCTTTATCTAACCTAGTTTGTAATCTCATGCCAACATCATCTAATGCAGGAGCTACAATTTTTGGTGTTTTTCTAAGGGTATTTGCTAATATTGCGGCAGGTGCAGCCATAGCAGCAATGTTTACAGGTTCACCAGCTTGACGACCTTCAAGATATGCGGCTTGATTAGAATCTAACACCGACATATTTGGATTTTGTGGCATACCAGCAGCCGATGACAAAAAGCCTTCAGCATACCCGCCTTGCTGTCTATTGCGGGTTATTTGTGGGTAGCCAACATAAGCCCCACCTTGTAACCTCAAAAGTTCAGGTAATGTAGCCATTTACGCCATCTGTTTAACAAATTGGTTAAAGTGCTTAGATAGCTCTGCTTTACGCTTCATACGCTTATCTTCGTTCTTTTCTAGCGTAGTCTGTTTGTGCGGTTGCAACAAAGAGTTCTCAGGTTTAATCTTTTCTTTTTTAAACATTACATATCCTTCATCTTATCGGTAAGCATTTGTTTTCTAGTCTTTTTGGGCGGTTTTGCAGTTTTAGCCGACTCAATAAAGTCTTGTTTGCTAGGAGCATCTTTGCTACCAACCTTGTTCATCTTTTCGCCTGAACCAGCTTTGATGCGTTCACGCTTGGCGTGGATGTTTGCGTATAGTCCTTGTTTAGCCACAGTTCCATCTCCTCATGCTTGCTTTTGCTCGTTCAGCGTTCTTACTCTTTGCGACAACCCCACCCATTCTTGCACAGAAACTAGCTTTTCTACCCTTGTCGGCATCAGTCTTAGGATTTGGGGCGGGGGCTTTTAAATTAGCGTTGTTCTTGCGATTGTAGGCTTCACGACCTTTGGCGGTCATGCCAGCCCCTTGCTCTGTTGGCAAGTAATTCTTACCTTTACCCGTTGTAGTCTTAGGTATTGGCTTATCGTGCTTATCCATTGCTGCACGAATTTGGTCTTGTCGGCTCATATTTCAAGAATTTTCAAGATTTTTCTTGAATGTACCGAGCATAAGCATCTTCTAGCTTAGACTTACGGCTACCTTTGGCGTTTTCCCGTTGGACTGACAATGCAATCGCTACGGCTTGTTTCTTAGGCTTGCCACTTTTCATCTCGGCTTTGATGTTTTTACCGACTGCTTCCTTACTACCTGATTTCATTAATGGCATGATTTATCCTTTTATTTCAAGAACTTAAGTTTGTAAGTCGTAGTGTTAATCAGGTCTGCAATTTCATCAATCAGGTTTTGCAGTTCGCTATCTTGCGGTAAATCTTGGCGGGCATCTGCCACAAAGTTTTGTAGGGATTCTAAGTATTTAAGTGGGTCTTTGGGTTGGTGGTACACGCTTGGAAATGCGATAAATTTGCCATATTTGCCCATGTAGGCTTCTGCGTACTGGTCTACGAGAGGTACGACCCCATCATAGTACTCAGCGAGTGCAATATGCTTAGAATAAGAGTCCGTACTCCAATGGAAAAAATGCGTGTTAGTCGCAGAATGTAGTAATGTAGCTACGAATAAAGCACAATTTTCCATACAAACTCCTTGTTTTTATTGATTATAGTCGTGTTTTGGGATTAATCCAATCACTCTTAATGCAGATTCGGGGCTATCTACCCGACTTAATGGCCCACCTTTCCATTTAGCAATGAACTTTAATTGTTCTGCGGTGAATTTAGCTTTAGCGTCACGCTTAACTTCCATCAAGATAGTTTCGCCATTAAAAGTAACCAGTAAATCGGGTATTCCTTTGCCGACTTTTGATAAGTCGTACACATCAGCACCAGCTTCTCGTAGCGTTTTAACGATTTCTGCTTGATTTGCGTCAGTTCTTCTTGCGTATG